TTGACACACTGTGAGCAGTGTGTTAAAATTAACAATTAAAATCAAAGGATTATTATAATGAGCAGTGTATTTGACACCACCAACACAGTAGACCATACTACAGTAAAGGCGTTCCTTGATCCAAGTGGTGGCCCAACAATTCAGCGTTATGATACACTGAAGTACAAACAGTTTGATCAACTAACAGACAAGCAGTTGGGATTCTTTTGGCGTCCTGAGGAAATAGACATCTATCAAGATGCCAAAGACTTTAAGGCTCTCACAGACCATGAGCGACATATCTTTACTTCAAACCTCAAGCGTCAAATACTGTTGGACTCAGTACAGGGTCGAGCACCAGCAGAAAGCTTTGGTACTATTGTAAGCCTACCTGAACTAGAGAACTGGATCATCACTTGGACGTTCTCTGAGACCATCCACAGCAGAAGCTATACACACATCATCCGCAACATCTATTCCAACCCCAGCAAGATCTTTGACGAGATGATGAACATTACAGAAATTGTAGACTGTGCAGGAGACATTTCAAAGTACTACGACGACCTAATTGAACTGGCCAGTTACTACAATCTACTAGGTGAAGGCGTACACACTGTGAACGGTAACACTGTGGTGGTTGATCTTTATGAATTAAAGAAACTGTTGTGGCTAGCATTGATGAGTGTGAACATTCTCGAAGGTGTTCGCTTCTATGTAAGCTTTGCATGTAGTTGGGCGTTTGCTGAACTTAAGAAGATGGAAGGCAATGCTAAGATCATCAAGTTGATTGCTCGTGATGAGAACCTGCACCTAGCTTCAACTCAGATGCTGCTCAAGATACTGAAGAAGGATGATCCAGACTTTGAAAAGATTGCATCTGAAACAGAAGCAGCCTGCGTTCAAATGTTTATCGACGCAGTAGATCAAGAAAAAGCTTGGGCAGAATATTTGTTCAAAGACGGAAGCATGATCGGCCTAAACACACAACTGTTGAGTGAATACATTGAATGGATCTGTACACGACGCATGACCAATGTAAATCTTAAAAGCCCCTACACTATCAAGAACAATCCGCTGCCTTGGACACAGAAATGGATTAGCGGAAGCGAAGTACAAGTGGCACCTCAGCAAACACAGATAAGTTCTTACGTTTCTGGCGGCACTAAACAGGACGTTAGCAGTGACACATTCAAAGGATTCAGCCTCTAATGTGGAACAATCCAGTTGCAGTTGAAGATGACATGCGTTCTATGGCAAAGTCTCTTGATTGCAACTGGATTGGCGCTGTAGTTGTTAACGCACACTCGGCATACGATTACAACAACTGTCATAATAATGTTAAAACACATACCACTATCTATGGCGGAAAGAAAGTAATTGGCTATTATTTTTTAAAAGGGTTTGGCGTTATACAAGCCATACGGCACAGTATATGGAAAGACGACAAACTAGTAGACATAACCCCATATAAAGATCACAGAGAACACATTATCTTTGCTGCTAGTTCTAATCAAACCGAGGATTATTCAATACCTAACTGTTATTCTCAGTCTCTTGCTAAATATATACAGCAGGAGAAAAATAGCGTGTATTATGTATATCAATTAGTAGACCCAAGAAACAGTCAACCCTTTTATATCGGAAAAGGCAAAGGTAGACGAGCCAAAACACACTTATGGGACGTTCCTGAAACTAGGAATGTTTATAAAGAAAATAAGATTGCTAGCATACGTGCATCTGGTAATGAACCATTAATTGAGTATATTGCTGAAAATATCATTGATGAAGATTTAGCGTATAATATAGAATCAGAGTTGATTAAGCGTTATGACAGAAAGGGATATGAAAAAGACGGAATATTATCTAATATCTGTATAGATGCACGTCCTCCTAATCACAGAGGCAAAACATACGAAGAAATTTATGGTATTGAAAAAGCACAGCAACAACGAGAATTGCGATCGCGCCTGCAGAAAGAACGTGGAGGCTATGGGCCTAAACGTCACAGCGACGAAACACGCAAGAAGTTTAGTAAATTAAATACTGGTTCTGGAAACCCTATGTACGGCAAAACACAGAAGCAAAGTACAAAGGACTTAATAGGAGCCAAGGCAAAATTACGAGTTGGCAAAGGTAACAAAAACAGTTACACATATAAATTAACATCACCTCAAAGCGTTGAACATATTTTATGCGGCGGCGAAGCAGTAGAATTTTGTAAGAAAAACAATCTAAGTTGGAGTACACTAAAAATGCAAATACAAAAAAACTGGCCTATTCCTAAAAAAGGAAAAACAACGGGCTGGAAATTAGAAATAATTCAAAAAAGATTCAGTCTATGATACTAATATACGGAAAGCCAGGCTGCGGCTATTGTAAAGCAGCCAAAGAACTATGTGACTCACGGGGCTATGTCTACGAATACAAAACACTGGACGTGGACTACACACGTGAACAGCTTTTAGAAACATTTCCCCTAGCCAAGACAGTACCTCAGATTGTAGTAAACGGGTTCAAAGTGGGCGGCTATACAGAACTAGCAAAATATATCGAAGAAACAGGTTATACAGGAACAGGACACACATTATGATTATCGAAACACCATACAGAGCAGGCGACACAGTCACTATCAAAACCACAGCAGGCGAAGAAATTGTAGCACGAATGGTAGAAGAATCTACAGCATCCATCACAGTTCAAAAGCCAATGGCTATTATGGCCACAGCTCAAGGCATTGGTCTAGGACCCCTAGCGTTCACTGTAAATCCTGACGCTAAAATCAGTATAAATAAAAGTGCTACACTTTTTGTTGCCAAGACTGATTCAGAAATGGCAAAACAGTATGTTAGCAGCACAACAGGAATATTAGTCTAAGGAGCGTCAATGCCAAAAGCATTTAGAGTAAACGAAAGGTCTTTTAAACTTTTTGTTAACGTTTTGCCTACTACATATTTAGGATTTTATTAATGGCGCTTGAGTTTCTAACATCATCGCGGTCTACAAAATCGCATCCAGCAACTGGTAATGATATGTATAGTCTAGTACTTACTGTTAGAGACACTGAGACAGGAGAAATTGTGTCTTCGCATAGAATGGGTACAAACTATTCTAAACAAGGACTGCAAGATGAGATAAATTTAAAAACAGCAGAAATCCGCCCCGCCGCCGACGGGACGCCCCGTGTTGTAACAATACAATTTGGTACAGAAAAAATTGAAGTAGCACCCAACGGAACACGCACCAATTTAACCAAAGAAGCAATTCAACGAGAACTTACTCCTGCAATCAGAACTGTTCCTACAACACCTCCTGGAACTGTCTCCTCAATTAGTAACGTGACTGGAGGTAGCCAAGATGACTTTGAGGTAAGTTCCTTTGATACTATTGCTGTTACTTTTAGTGTTCCGTCTGCAGGTCCTGCGGAACCCTCGGTAGATTAAATGTCTGAAGAGTTATGGGCAGTTAAAAACGATCCTAACACACATGCTGGCGGCGCCTTAATTCCACAAAACCCTCGTACAGTATACATTGAAGGTAATAATGTAATCGAATACAGCGATCCTGCTTTTCCTGATGCACTGTGTCCAGCAGCCCCGCATTGTAATCCTGCTTCAGCAGAAGGTTCAGCATCTGTATTTGTTTATGGAAATCCAGTTCATAGAAACAACGATTTAAGAATATGCGGTGCCAAAACAATTGTTCAAAACCAATCCACTGTCTGGGCCGGAGATGTTGCCAATGTTCAAAGCATAGCAGGTAATATCTTTGTAGGTGCTCCTATGCCTTTTGTCAGCGACGAACAAGCCGCTGCGGTAATTCAAGGCGCAGCAGATGAAGCAGCCGCGGGCGGCTCGTCTACGAGAAATGACCCATTTGAATATGGTGATGGCGGTATAGGCGGAATAAGTCCTGTCACAGGTGAGTCAGGCGCATTGCCCTCAGGTCAAGCAGCGGCTGGCGGAGAACCACAAGAAGGTCCAGGCGCAGGGCCGCCTGCAGAAGGCGGCGAATGGCTAGTATTCCTTCCCCATACAGACAGTAGAGTCAATTCACAACTTGCAGAAAAAGCAATAGCAGTTGCGCAGGCTATGAACATTCAACTCACTGTGACCAGCGCCTATCGTAGCCCGGAATACAACCAAAGAGTAGGCGGCGTTAAAAGCAGTGCTCACATAAGAGGCAACGCTTTAGATATTGTACAAAGCAGTTTTACACAAGCACAGCGATCGCAGTTCATACAAGAGGCTGTGCGACAGGGTATAGGCGGTATAGGACTGTACAACACCTTTACTCATATAGATGTTGAAGGTGCTAGAGCATGGGGACCAAACGGCAGTAGAACCAGCCTGCCACAGTTTCCATGGGCAGTGACTGCACTTCAGCAGGTAGGTAGAGGTTGACAAACTCTAATGTCTATGTTATTATAGTAACACAATAAGGCATTAGAAAGGCTCAATATGACAAACGACAAAGTAATCTTGACAGACGCGGATGGCGTACTTTTCAACTGGGAGTATGCGTTCTGCACATGGATGGAACAGCACGGTTACAATCAAATTCTAAACGGTAATCACTACTATGATCTATCAGAACGGTTTGATATCTCCAAGTCAGAAGCAAAGACCAAAGTAAAAATCTTCAACGAGAGTGCTGCGATTGGCTTTCTACCTGCACTGCGTGATGCTATGTATTATGTAAAGCGACTGCATGAAGAACATGGTTATGTGTTTCATTGTATTACCAGTCTTAGCCTTGATGACAGTGCTTACAAACTGCGTAAAATGAATTTAGAGAAACTGTTCGGACCCACAGCATTTACTCACCTGATGTGTTTGGACACTGGTGCTGACAAGGATGAAGCATTGGAACTGTATCAAGGCACAGGACGCTATTGGATCGAAGACAAGTATGAAAACGCAGTTGCTGGTTTGAAGTTTGGCTTGAAGCCTATACTGGTTGAGCATGGATTTAACATGAATGAACCTGTACTGGACGGCATGGTCAAGTGCTTGAACTGGAAAGAAATCTACGAACACATCACAGGAGAACCAGCATGACAACAAACACACACGATGAGATCATTTTCGCTTTCAACAACTATCTAAAAGAAGCACAGTCTTTTGAAGAAAAGGGTGTCAAGGCCGCAGCTTCCAGAGCCCGCAAGGCACTGGGAGATCTACACAAACTTACAAAAGATCGCCGCAAAGAAATCCAAGAACGCAAGAACGAAATGTAATGTTAGCGCAATAAAACAGTTGTGTTGTAAATACTGTATGACACAAAACGAGCGCAAATGGGCCAATCAACTGTTCTGGATGGTAAAGGGACATCTTGTACCTGACAGCTGGCCAGAACAAGAAATACGCAAAATGGAAAACAGTTACTTCAATCGTGTCTGGGGAAACCACGAAGCGCAGATTCATTTAGAAGGCTTTGAAGCAGCATGGAACAAAAAACACAAATAATTGCTTGACAAATTCTAAACATCTGTTATATTGATAGCACGATGTGAACGAAGCAAGCGAGGGCAACTGTGTCTAAGAAATACTCCAAACGCTACTTGAAACCCACAGACTGGAACTTCAAAGGCAATCTGTTGCTAGGCACTGAATGGAGTGTTGCTGGCAGCAAAAAGGACAGTTTCTACACAGTTGCCCTTACTGAACAAGGTTTTACCTGCGACTGTACTGGATTTCAATTTCACGGTCGTTGTAAACATTCTATCAGCGTAGTAGAACGATTTGAATAATATCAACCAACCATAGAGTAGGAAAATACAATGGTTACCAAAACACGAACAGACTTTCGAGTATATGAAGAAGTTACCACACTGGGCAAGACACTGTGGCGAATCCGCATAGGAGGCCGCAAAGGTGATATGGTCACCAGCTGTAACAGTGTAGAACAAGCGGCAGAAGTTGCTCGACAGTTGAATTTAGATCCGTGGTATCTAGATCGCGGAAACACCAGAGCAGATCGAAATAGTTGACAAATCATAAAAAGAGTGTATAAATAAACTTGTAAACGTTGAAACAACGTGGACACATTCTGGACCTGGGGGCGGTACCGGGCAAAAATAACTCTTTTAGATAAATAATAATGTAGTTCGCGGATGGCAGTCCCAACTACTCTAAAAATACTAAAGGAGATTTCCAGCAATGACATATTATTTATATGTAAAAACACACAATCAAACAGGATTAAAATACCTAGGTCAGACATCTGCTGACCCATATACTTATAAAGGCAGTGGTACACGATGGACAAATCATCTTAAAAAACACGGTGCTGATATCTCTACAGAAATATTAATAATAACAGACAGTAAAGATGTTATTAAAGAAAAGGGCATAGAATACAGCAACCGTTTTAATATTGTCGAATCTAACGAATGGGCTAATCTTAAAATAGAAGAAGGCGACGGAGGATGGAGTACTTGGAATAAGGCGCCTGCTGCCCAAGCAGCAAGATTAAAAGGTGCTAAAAAAGGAGGTGGACTTCGATCAACTTCATTTAAGAAGGGCGACCCTGAAGTTGTAAATCTTAGTAAAAAAGCTAACGAATCTAAAGAAAGGAAGATTAGAGACAACCCTGATGTCTATAAGGAATCATACAAAAAAGTTTCTAAATATCAAAAAGAAAATAATAGTATGAAAGACAAATGCTGGTGTGTTCCAGAAAATCTTACAGATACTTCGAGATTCAATCTTGACAAACGAGTTTTTTCCGTATATAATATACAAGAAGGATGGATAAGGATTACAGAAGCAAGAGATAGGCTAAAGAGAAAGTCTGGAGTTTATGGAAATTTTTGGATCTATAATCCAACAACAAAAGAAAATAAATACACGAGCGGCGAGATACCAAACGGTTGGTATAAAGGTCGTAGAATGGAATACTATAGGAAATAATACTGTCTTATAGTTTAATCACGAATAGGTGATTGATGTACCGGACTTGGCTTTCGAAGGCCAACGCCTCCACCATAAAGCACATATATAAATGTGTGTTTTACTCCGGGGGCGAAAGGGATCGACGGGCGTTAAAAACTTATTTTTAGGTATTCGTGTTGACCTACGTTATTCAGTCAAACATTCTAAATGCAAACGCAAATAGAGCGCCAGAGATGGCAATAGCAGCCTAAGGGTATGTGAGGGTTTTGTAAGTTGAACCTAGTAACAGAATCAACTTACACTTACAGACGGCAAAAAGGTTTAACATAGTTTTATCAGCTGGGTAAGAGAATGTGCCCGTTAAACTAGGATTAGGACATTGGGTTACAAATAGTGGGATACAAAACGCACCACTCTGAAACTGTAAGTATCTGCTACACTTTAACGCACCTATATAAGTAGACTTTGGTCTATTTGTATGCTATATATTATACATACAACATACAGAGGAACACACAATGAACAGAAAAGCAAAGCCAGTAGGCATAGTTACCACAGTGAAGACTGTAATTGCTATGCCTAGAGAGATGTGGGATAGCGTAATGACTATCGAAAACTCACTACTAAAGAATCTAGACCCTATGGCGGCCCATATGGTATTTCAAAGTCTAGCATTTGTATGGAGCGGCCTCTTTGCTGCTATGCTGGGCAGCTTTGTTGCGTTTGGCATCAGTGCAGTGTTTCACATACTGCTGATCAGCGGAGTTGCAATCACTGCTATCACATTCCGTGAAGCAAATCGCAACCCAACTTCCGTAAACAAATTAGTAACAGCAGGCGCAAAGTACAACGGCCGCGCAAACAACGGTGAACATGTATGAGACAGCCCAAAGACTTCAGTGATAGAGTTGCTTATTTTTTAACAATGACTTTTCGTTGGTTCGCGGACACATTCTTCGCCAAACGCTATGGACATCGTGCAGTTGTTCTAGAGACTGTGGCAGGTGTTCCAGGCATGGTAGCAGGTATGTGGCAGCACCTACGCAGCCTGCGCAACATAGCACCAGACGAACGTGGCTGGATCAAAACGCTGCTAGAAGAAGCAGAAAACGAGCGTATGCATCTTATGATCTTTGTTGAGATCGCAAAGCCAAGTCGCTTTGAAAGACTGTTGATTCTATTTGCACAGTTTGTGTTTTGGCACTTTTATTTTATTCTTTACGTATTCTTCCCAACCACAGCACACAGAATGGTAGGCTACTTTGAAGATCAAGCAGTGGTAAGTTATACTCACTATCTGGAAGAAATTGACGCTGGCAGAGTAGAGAATATCGCTGCACCCAACATTGCTCGTGACTATTATAATCTAGCAGATGACGCAACATTGCGTGATGTTGTAATAGCAGTGAGAGCAGACGAGCAAGGCCACGCAGATGTTAACCACAGCATGGCAGATACCTTAATCAAAGGAATGAAAAGGAATATATAATGACTGATTCACTTAAAGACGCAATTGACGTATTGATGAACATTATAGCTGCAAAGGTTCGTGGACAGAGTAAAAAGAAACTAGAAGAGTTACTAGGCGGCCTATAAACTATGGCAATGAATCATCAACCAAAAAAGAACACAGATGAAGAATTGATTCAGCAGTTTCTCAAAAAAGGCGGCGAAGTTACTGTAGGAAAAACCAAGCCCATGCCCAGCGAACTGGGTATCAGCAACAGCACTTGGAACAACAAATTAACCAAGGCGGAAAAAGAATCCAAAAAGTGAATTGGATTGAAATAGATCGAATGCTCTACGGCATTATAGCAAGACACGATGCCGTAGAGGACATGCTTAAAGAAGCAGAAAAGCAGTTCAAATGGAACCGCAGTCAATCAGAAGCAGCAGTGTTACCGTTGCTGGAACGCAACACTTTAACCGACATTGTTGCTGAAAAGCCCAGTAAACAATCAAAACGATTGACTAAACGCAGATAACTGTTATAACTATAATAGTGAAAGGGCAAGCATCGAACTTGCCCTTTACTGTTTAACACATGTAAAAAGGAAATAAAACATGCGCAATCTATTTATGGCAACTGTAGCCACACTATTCGTAGCAGGCACAACCACCGCAGCAGAACTTGGTGGTTCAGTTGGCGTTGAAATTACTGAAAACACAGCTGGCAACTATGTAGCTGAAACCACACTGGGTTTTGGTGTAACTGCTGATACTGGCGCGGGCCTTGCTTTTAGCGGATTCAATCTTGAATCAGTTGATGCTGGCAATTTGACTGTTGACGAATGGCAACTTGGCATAGCAACTGATGCTGTTACTGTGTCTTTTGGAGATCAGGGTGACATTTTTATCGGTAATGATTTTGAAATCGTAGGCGGCGATACTATTGCAAACCCTGCAAGCGACCACGAGTCGTTGATTGTGGAATTTGGCGCAGCCGCAGTGCTGGTTGGATTCACTGACATCACTACTGACATTGGTGACATTGAAAATCTACAGGCTGCTTATACACTTGACATTGGTGCAGGTGCTGTTACTGGTGTAGCAGACTACAACGTCGACAGCGAAGACTACACAGTGGGTGTACGAGCAGATTATAGTGTAACTGCTGACGTTGCGGTTGGTGGCATTGTGACCTACGCAACTGCTACTGAAGTAGTTGCTTATGAAGCAAGTGCAGGCTATAAGATCGTTACAGCGTTTGTAAACGGTGACGATGCGGACGCATTTCAAAATGTTGGTGCTGGTGTAGCATATGACTTCAATGGTCTAAATGTATACGCAGAAGGCACATACAACGTTGACGCTGAAACAAACAGCGTAGGCGCTGGTGTAAGCTTCAGCTTCTAATTTACTGAACTCAGTAAACCATACTACAATCAAGGGCCTTCGGGCCCTTTTTTATTGAAATCAATAAATACTACTATAATAAGTGAGGGCATATTTTTAACAAAGGAGAACCTCAATGGGTAAAAAAGGCGGCAACAGCAAAGGCTTTATAAGCCAAGGAAAACACAGTAATGTCAGCAATGGCGTGAAAAAAGCAATGCGTAAAGACTATTTGGCCAGCGGTGAACGTATGTTTAATCAACGTGCTGCTTGGGCAAAAGGTAAGAATGTAGTTCTTACTATATCAAATCCTAATCCTAACGAACCCGACAAGCGTTTTATACGAGTAAACGCTAAAGACCTTTGGGGATCACCCAAATACAATAGATAACATACAGTAGGGCCTGCGGGCCCTACACTACTCAAGAGGGCAAAATAAATGTATGAATATAGAGTAAAAGTACTACGAGTTGTAGATGGCGACACAGTAGATGTAGATATCGATCTAGGCTTTGGCATATGGATACACAACGAACGTGTTCGTATCATGGGCATTGACACACCAGAATCAAGAACCAAAGATGCGGTGGAAAAACTGTTTGGACTAGCAGCAAAAAAGAGACTAGAAGAACTGCTGGGCGAGTATTCCGTACTGCGCACACAGGTTGCTAAAGATGGCACTGACATGAAGGGTAAGTTTGGCCGTGTGCTGGGTGACTTTATAGACGACGGTGGCAGATTCATAACCAAAATTATGATGGAAGAAGGACACTGTGTTCCCTACTACGGTGGAGCAAAAGAATTAACTGAAGCGCAGCATCAAAAGAACCGCGAGCGTTTGCTCGAAGAGGGTGTGGTAAATAAAGATGAATACGAAGCAGCAAAACTGATAGAACACAAGTAAAGGAGAATTCATGTCAGATCAAGTAGAGAAAAAAGACGAAGAAGAGGACAACGGTCCTACTACAAGCGTTAGCAATGATTTCACCGCAGGGTCTGACATTGACAATCCACAGGCAAGCATAGGCGGTTCATCCAGCGCCAGCGCAGAAACAACTATAGGCGGCGTTGACTTAGAAGCACATGCCAGCGCAGAAGCACATGCAAGTGCAGGTACAGAAGTAACCGACACAACCGCCGCAGCAAGTGCTGAAGCAAGCATTGGTGCAGAAGCAGGCACAAGTGCAGCCTACGGTGATACTACTGTTGAAGCAAGCGCCAGTGCAGAAGCACATGCAAGTGCAGGAGCACAAGCAGGTGTAAGTGGTGATAACGCTTATGCTGAAGTGGGCGCAGAAGTTGGTGCCAGTGCAGAAGCAAGCGTGGCCATAAGTCAGCAAGTTGGTGATGTGACAGTTAAGAACGAAACCGCAGTTCACGCAGAAGCAGGAGCAAGTGCTGGTGCAAGTGCTCAAATCGGTAAAGATGGCGCATCAGGTCATGCTGGTGCAACCGCTGGGGTAAGTGTAGGAGTTGACAATACTACCAGTGCTTATGACAGCAGTGGCAATGGAGGCGCTGCAACTGGTGGTGCAAGTATCGGTGTTCAGGCAGGTGCTGAAGTTGGCGGCGGAGCAACTATAGATGATGGTGTTGCTACTGTAGGTATAAGTGGTGAAGTTGCACTATTAGCTGGGGTTGATGTTGACCTGAGTGTCAGCGTAGATACAAGGCCAGCGCAAGAAGCAGCCAAAGACGCAGCAGAAGCAACAGCCAAAGCCGCAGCAGAAGCACTACGACAGGCAGACGCAGCCGAAGCAGAAGCAAGACGTCAAGCAGAAGCAGCAAAACGAGCAACTGAAGCAGCCGCAGCTGAAACAAAGCGCAAAGCAGAAGAAGTAAAACGAGCAGCAGACGCAGCCGCAGCAGAAACAAAACGAGCAGCAGACGCAGCCGCCAAAGCAACAGAAGATGCAGCCAAAGCCACAGCAGATGCAGCTAAAAAAGCAGCTAAGAAACTAAAGTTCTGGTAACAACATGGATCCGGAAACAGCAAAAGTAGGAATAGAATTTATCTACAACATGCGATCTCACGCAGTTGATATAGCAGTCGCAACTGCGTGGGCGCTGTCTGTGTATGCAGCGTTCCTATGGATCAAAAATAAGCTTGACAAGTGATCAAACTCCTGCTATTATATAAAAATAACAGCAGGAGTTTTTCTATGACAATGTCCATGGTGGGACCGTATCTGACCACAACCAAATACAATCGCAAGCAAAAAGCCAGCAAAAACAAGCGTCTTTCTCAAGCACAGGCAGAACATGAAGCTTGGCTCAAGTCAATGGGTGTAGGTAAAACAACACTGCCTACCAACGCCAAAGGAGAGCGTGTAGGCATTAATGAGATCCCAGATTACAAAACAAAGTCGTCAGTAAAGCTGAGTAATAATGTAGCTGGTCACGGCACAGCTAAAGAGTCACTGACCTACAGTGGCGAGCGGCAATTGCTGGGAATTGCCACGATGCACAAAAGCAATATGGTTCCTGTGTTCGCAGATAAAAAACAAGACGCAAAAGACATTGCGGAAATGCGTAGAAACTAAAACACACAGTTTAAGCATAGAAATCTAACTTAAATACAAAACAAGGAAAAGAATGAAAAAATTTATCGCAGTAATCCTGTTGGGGCTGACATCAACACTCAGTGCTAATGCTAGAGAACCCAGCATTCAGCTTTTCACTCAAGAAGAATATCCTCAGCACTATTGTCTATCATTGAACATCTATCATGAAGCACGTGGCAGTAACCTAGCTGATCGTGCAGGTGTAGCCAATGTAGTAATGAATCGTACCAATGACCGACGCTATCCTGATACTGTTTGTGCAGTAGTACAACAAGGCGTTCAAGACAGTGCAGGCAATATGGTGCTTCACAAGTGCCAGTTCAGTTGGTATTGTGATGGCAAGGATGATGTTCCTACTGATACAGACATGTGGGTACAATCACAGATGCTGGCATGGAACGTAATCGAAGACAACAAATATCGCGGACTTACAGAAGGTGCTACACACTATCACGCTACGTATGTTAGTCCTAATTGGGCCAGTGAGCTTCAACTGGTAGGCAGAATCGGCGCACACATTTTTTATCGGTGGGAATAAACACCTATATTATCACTACATCACACAGGCGTAAATAACTAACAATGTTTATAGGTATACTAACACTACTCACAGCACTTTCAATTAGTGCTGTTGCAATTTACTACAGTGTAGCAGGTCTTATGACCATCTTCGCTGCGGCTGCTATTCCCATTATGATCATGGGCGGTGTGCTAGAAGTAGGCAAATTGGTCACAGCAGTATGGTTGCATCGCTACTGGCGTGAAGCAGCATGGTGGCTGAAATCTTATCTAGTACTAGCAGTGGTGGTGCTGATGTTCATCACCAGCATGGGCATCTTCGGATTTCTCAGCAGAGCTCATATCGAACAAACTGCTGGCGCTGCTGACGGCGTTGCACAGATTGAGCGTATTGATGCAGAAATTGATCGCAATCAAAACACCATACTAAGAGCCGAACAGCGTATAGTAGAACTAGAAACCACAGGATCCAGTGTTACCAATCAACTACAACTGCAGATTGATCTAGAACAACAGCGTGTTGAAAGTGCATATGATCGTATACAACCTGCTATCGACGAGCAGAATCAAATCATTGCGCAACAGACTGCACTGTTTGAACAAGAGTTAGCCAAAATAGATCAAGAACTAGAACGACTACGCAACTTTATCAACAACGACGAAATTGAACGTGCTCAAGCAATGGTAGGCACAGCAGTAGACGGAGACTATGGCCCTGCTACTGCCAGAGCATTTCAACAGTACCAAGATGCCAAAGCACAAGAACGTGAACAATGGTTAACTAGAATACAACAGGCACAGCAGAACGCAGTTGTTCTAGCAGCACGAGAAGAAGTAAGTAGGCTACGATCAGACGCTGATCAACAGGTCAGAGCCTCAAACAGTCTTATAAACAATCTGCGACAACAACTGCAAGCCAATGACACCAACAGTCTACAGACCCTGTTAGAAGAACAGAATCAACGCATACTCACTACGCAAGCTGAAACAGATCAGATGATGGATCGCAAGTTTGAACTAGAAGCAGAATACCGCAAGCTAGAAGCAGAAGTAGGTCCAGTAAAATATATTGCAGAGTTTGTCTATGGCACTGACGCTGACAAAGATATTCTCGAAGAAGCAGTTCGTTGGGTCATAGTTATAATCATATTTGTGTTTGACCCACTGGCAGTTCTCCTACTAATAGCCAGTCAATTTACATTTGAGCATCATCGTAAACTGAGGCAGGAGAAAAAAGACTATGATCAGGCAAGGGCAGATGCTGACGTAGCACACAAGGAAGATCAAGTTGACAGAAAAACAGAGCAAGAGCCTAACACCGATACCACTAGTACCGAAGTTGGAGGCGGACAAGAAGGACGAGACACTTCCGAGCGAATGGCTGTGGCCGGAGAAGAAGACCTAGATGCTGAGCCGATTCATACACCAGATGATTCATCTACAGATCTTGTTCTAGAAGTAGCAGAAAGTTTTGTCGAAAAAAAAGAACAAAATTTAGAATCACAGGAAGAATCAAGCCAAGAGCGTGAGCGCAGAATTGCTTATGAAACCAAAGAACAGGACGCTGCTTTTGTTCTTAACAAAACACAATGGAAAGACGCGAACCCTGACACAACGCTTAAACACTACAAGAATCTTTATATCAAAGGTCTTATAGACCATTTACCGTGGGAAGAGCCCGCCCAAGAAGATAACTACATAGAAGAAGGTTATCGTCAGAACGGCGAACAAAACGAACGTACTCTATTCAATAGATTAAAAAATAGGTAAGCTTTGAATAAAATTAACATAGTTACAGCGCCCGACCAGCTGTATAACGATAGTTTTGAAATACTGTTGTTGTACCCCAGCAAAGATTTACAGAACGAATTACAAAATAAATTTCTCACACACTTCGAAGGTGATGTTAACATCTATCTCTACGACCGAGATCGCTATGACGAATCTGAGATGGAATGGGTGTTGAGAATATTTAAAAGCGTTGATTTAGTGATTGTTGACGTTGACAACACTGCTCACTTTTTTAGAGATCTTTTGGCTTATATGATAGGCAAAAGCAAAACTTACTGGTTGACAAATGCCGAAAAAAGCGTGTATAATCATATTAGTAAGCAGCACATTTATAATTTAGATTTTTTGGTCAATATAGGAGAACACAGTGTCCAAACACGATAAAAGACAAGAACAGGTTGTTAGAGGACTTAAAGTAGAAGTTCGCAATAATGATGTAGGATTTGCCCTGCGCAAGTTTAAAAAGAAAATTCAAGAAGACGGAATCATGCAAGAACTGCGTGGACGTGAGTTTTTTGAAAAGCCCAGTTTGAAGCGTAAGAAAGCAAAAGCTGCTGGCAGATCTCGTTGGCTTAAGAAGCTGGCCAAAGACCGTCTAGGTCAGTAAGAGGTAAACATGCGCATCGACAACGAAGTACGACTAGACTATAAGGATGTGCTGATCCGCCCAAAGCGCAGCACACTTAAGAGTCGTTCAGAAGTTGACTTGGAACGTAGTTTTATATTTAGAAACTATGTGCCAGACTTCCCCGACAACTGTACAGAGGATCCACACTATCGAGGCATTCCTATCATGGCTGCTAACATGGACGGTGTTGGCACATTTGCTATGGCAGATGCATTGGGCGCACAAGG